AGGCACGGGAAGAAGAAGAAAGGTTATATGAAATGTATCTGACTGACAGACAGGGTGTGACAGCTGGTGAAGTGGTCCAGTTCTTCCCGAACCGCTGGCGGGAGGCAGTATAATACAAAGGTAATCAAGGGAACACCCCATGCAACTCCAAACCTCCGCTACCACCATCGACTTCTATCCCGTGGGTAGCGGCAAGCGTTTTGTCAAGCGTGTCATCTGGCACAAGGGTGAGGAGACTGAGATGATTTCTTTCACCACCCGAGTGAAGTCTGATGCCATTTATGACATCAATCAGTACATCGCCAACGGTGCTCAAGTCCTGGACTTTAACCTGGAAGCATACACTGGTTCTGATTACTCTCCTGTCTATTGCTAGTGTTTTACTTCTTTGCTCTCATCGTAGTCCTCGTTCACAACTTTTTTTCATGACTAACTTCACTGGTGTTTTCCTGACCGTTGAGAATCACGGTTGTGTTTATACTATCTGCACGGAGGGTGAGCTCTATTATGCTCCAATTCTTGCTAGTGGTAATGTGAATATGAATGAGTTTCATTGGGTTGATTTTGATGTTGCAGAAACGGATTATGATGAACTGGATGAGATTCAGTCTGCACTGATTGATATGATGCAACGCGCTGGATTGTATTTCAAGCAACCCGTGGCAGTTTAAGAAGTGTCACAGCACCCCTTCCTGGGGTGCTCTGATGCCCTATACTAAGTTCATCGACAGCAAAGGACGCATGACCATCACCGAGCGCAACCAACGTAACTACGAACTCCGTGAGCGTTTGCTTAAAGCGCGGGCAGAAGTTGCCTGGATTGAGCAGGAGATTTGGTTGACCAATGAGAAGTACAAGAACCAGAACCTTGACCTCTACACTGAAATGTTTGGAGAATGATTACTCAAGAAGACAGAGAGTTTGTTGACTTTCTTTTCAGCAAACTGGTCAAGCATGTTGACACTGATATGCTAGACCTTCACGACTCTGATAGTTGTGACGACCACCTAATGTTTGACCAACTCGAACTTTTCTGATGCAAAACACTCACATCGAACACCCCGAAGATTCTATTCTGACTGGTGACCTTTCGGCACTGAACTGGTTTGTCACTGATGGTAAGTTGAGTCTGAAGATTGATGGTGCTCCTGCTATTGTGTGGGGACGCAACCCTGCGACTGGTAACTTTTTCGTAGGAACTAAGAGTGTTTTTAACAAAGTAAAGATCAAAATTAATGAGTCGCATGAGGATATTGATGCCAACCATGAAGGTCCAGTAGCAGAGATTCTTCACCTTTGCTATGACTATCTGCCGCGCTCTCCGTGGATTTTGCAGGGCGACTTTATCGGTGTTGGTGGTAGCGATGAGTATCAACCTAACACTATTTCCTATGTCTTTCCCAGTGTGATTCGTGAGACTATCATTGTCGCACCACACACATATTATGATGCTGAGGGTGATCTTCGCAATGCAGTTGGTCGCCCGTTGGACTTCAGTCTGACTGATACTCATCACTGTAAGTTTATCAAACCTCAGGCATGGATTGCATATGGTTCTGACAAGTTCGATGATGTGATTGATATTGTTGGATTCGCTAAGCAAATGTCTACAACCTGTGAGTTTGTTAGTGATAAGAAAGCGAAGGAAATGAAGAAGGTCATTAACAGTTTCATCAAAAGCGGTGCTGACTTGGACGAGGAGGCACTGACACTCGCCTGCGACTGCGACCGCAACCTAATTCGTTTGTGGAAACTTGTCAAGGCTATTAAGGATGACTGTTTGTCACTTTGTCGCAATAATGGACCTGCTGCGTATGTAGGATACGACCGAATTGACGCTGAGGGTTATGTTTATGCCAATGAGTTCGGCATGTTCAAATTAGTCCAGCGGGAGGCGTTCAGTCGCGCCAACTTCAACAGCGGACGGTTCCAGACCAAATGAAGAAGTGTCACAGCACCGCTTCCAAGGCGCTCTGAGTGCCCTATACTAATTTCAGTTGAGACAACCACCCATGAACGACTTCTTTGAGATTGCAGAACCTCGCATCCAACAACTCACACATACACGACATACACACCCAAAAATCATATATATCTTTACCGGTCAGATAAGAACCCACACATCCACCAAATCATTCATAACCCGAAAGAATTTAAAACCGC